ACAAAAGTGTCATCAGTTGAACCAGTCATTGTGATGACTTTACCATCTACAGCAACATCATCTACTGTTAATGCAGTCAGAGTTCCTAATGAAGTAATTGCACTTTGAGCCGCTTGTGTAACTGTCAAAGCAGTACCAGAAGCGTTACCTGTTACGTTACCTGTTAATGGTCCAACAAATCCAGTTGATGTAACTGTCGAAGCACCCACAATCGCTCCGCTAACATTTATACCTTCGTTAATTTGAATTGCTGTTGAATCACTGGTTTGAAATATTTGAGCATCAATAACATTGGCGTTCACAGTACCGGTTGCGTTAACGTCAGCACATGCCACAATTGTTGATACTGCTATGGAAGTACAGTCAATGGCATCAGTAACATCCATTGAACCTTCAACAAATAAAGCATCTGATGATGAGTCATTGTTGTCAATGGTTAAGCCACCTCTGATCTGCATAGAATCATTCACAGTCACTTGACCTTCTGCTAGTGCAGTGATAGTGTCAATTGCGGCTGATGTTGCATCAATGTTTGCCACAATAGTTGCAGTGGACGTGTCTGTGACAGCAGTGCTTACTGAGTCATCCGATGATGAAAGAACTGCTTTAAATTTGTCTTCTCCTTCGTTCCAGTAAAAGAACGCAGAGTTGAGTGCATTACCTCTGTTTACAAAGAAACCAGCATCAACATCTCCACCAGAGGAGTTTCTGTTGAGTTCTAGTAAATTATCTTCTACTTGTAGTGTAGTTGTGTTAATTTCTGTTGCTGTGCCTCTAAATTCTACGTTGCTGTCTATGAACAGTGTACCTGTTCCGTTCGTTGAAATTGTAATGTCACCATTTGTGTCAAAATTGCTGATGGTGTTGCCTGAAAATGTTACATTTGAAAGACTGTTTCCTCCAAGTTGCACATAAAGTTCGTTAAAGTTGTCGTTGATTTTATCAAACGCGGTTCTTAGCGGATCACCTGTACCGTCATTAGCGGCGGATCCGATTCCTATTGATTGTAATGCCATTTTATTGGTCTCCTCTGGTGCTTTTATTTATAAATAATTTTATAAACCTAACGTAAAATGTTCATAGAAGAAACTACAAAAATTTATTTGCACCAAAGAGAAAGCAAATTAGGAAAAATCCACAACTTCAAACGCAAACGCAGTGTATACCATTTCAAATGTGATGCCTGTGAAAAACAATTTGTCAGAGATAGAAGCAAAGTTTCTCCCACAAGAGCATCTAATCATTTTCATCACGTGTGTTCATCTTGTGATGTTCACAGATATGCACAGAAAGTAGGAGTTGAAATGCGTAAGGTATGGCAAATGGATGCCAGTTCCACAGAAATAAAACTTTAAACGATATCTGTTGTGTCTGCTCTGAGTGGTACCCAGGCACCATTTTCGTATGCTTCTATTCTATTAGTGGTTGTATTATAAATCAACATTCCATTAATAGCACTTAAAGAATCACGAACTGTTGTTGTTAGAGAAGGAAGAACAAATGCATTGTTATTGATTAACAGTTGTCCATTTATATTAAGTCCATCATTGATTTGAATTGCAGTTGAATCACTTGATTGAATGGTTTGCACATCCAAAATATCAGCATTCATAGTTCCTGTAGCAGTTACAGTGGCGGCTTGGACAGTGCCGGTTGCTGTTAAATTTCTAACAGTACCAATATCAATATTTGCATCAGCCACTAACGCCTTGTTGGCTGCCGCTGTGCCGTTTGTGATGCCATCAAGTTTTTCAAGATCAGTTTCATCGATGTCAGCCGATCCAATAATGAACGAACCACCCGATGTAACACTGCTTGATGATGTTATTGCACCCGATGTAATAGTACTGTTGGTGCTGAATGCTCCATTTGCAAACAGTGCGCCTGCGATATTTACTGCTTCATCTATTTGCAATGCAGTGGAATTATCTGACTTAATTGTGCCGGCTACAATAAGATTATCATTTACAATAACTCCTGTAGAATCGTCTGATGAAATAGCATTGACAATGAGTGATGAATTTATTTTTACATCATCATAAAATTCGATCAATGAAGAATCTTCACTTTTTATTGTGCTGTTGATCACCAAAGGAGAATCAATAATTACTTCTCCGGTACCCTGTGCTGACAGAGTGAGTGAACCATTTGTGATAGCACTGGTTAATGATGTGGCAGTGAGAGCAGTAACCGTAGAATCGCCACCAAAAACGTTATTGTACAGTTCTTCAAAATTGGTGTTGACTTTGTCCATTGCGTTACGCAATGTATCGCCAGTGCCTGTATTGATACCTGTACCTGTGTTAATGCTGAGTCGTGCCATCTGTGTGATTATTTATTGCTATGCAGAAAAGGAGGTTCCGCAACCACACGATGATTTTGCATTAGGATTCTCATATGTAAAGTAAGATCCCATTATTTCATCTTTGTAGCCAATCTCAACTCCTAGCACGTACAATTCGCATTTTGGATCAACCAAAACTTGTACATCGCCAAATGTAAGCACTTGATCTGTGTCTTTCTTTTCGTCGGTAACATTAAGAATGTAATTGTATCCAGCACATCCACCACCTTTAACGCCAAATCTAATGTATGGTTTTCCAGCAGACTCAGTGACTGACTGCATTTTAGCAATTGCTGGTACTGTGACTGTAATCATATGCCTAGTGCCAATCTTACATCATCGGACATCATGTCTGGGCCAAATGTTGGAGTGAATGTTGTCACGACTTGTACTTCTTCAATGCCTTCTACCATACCTGCATTTTTAATGTCATCTTTAATTTGATCAGCCGCAGGACACCATGCTGAGGTCAGCGTGTGTGTTATGATTGCTTTTGGTTTGATAGAAAGATCTATGTCATATATGAGTCCTAGATCATAAATGTTTACACTTATTTCAGGATCATGTACTTTCCTTAGATTAGCAATTATGTTTTCTAATTGGCTCATACTTGTAATTAGTAAGTTTTGGTCACACTAATTTTACAATCTGGACTTCAGGAACACGTGAGTGTAGTTTGTTGTACAGTGCACCAAGTGTGGCTTCATGATTAGGACAGCCGAAGCATGATCCTTGCATTTTTACTTCCACTACTCCATCTTTAAATCTTATAAATTTTACATCACCGCCATCTAAATTTACAGCAGGTTGTATTTCCTTTGCAATTATATCTCCAACAGCACAACAAATTTCATCGTCACATCCTTCACCGACTGATCCTGATTCAATGTAAAAGTCTGTGCCAAGCATTAGTTCCTTCACTTTCATTGTCATATCATTCCAAGTCCATTGTGGATACTTTGTGATAGTCATGTAGTTGTCTTGGAGCAGTATAAATCTTACTCCTGCTATTCTAAAGATATCTTTTATAAAGTCATCCGACTTTTGTGCAATGTCAATGTCGTAAAATACAGATCCTTCACCTACAATTTTATTGTTAAAAATAAATTTAAGTGCGTTAGGATTAGGAGTTGGTTCTGTTGGAAACATTAGGCTTCCAACAGTCTCGATTCTAAAAATGCATAGTTGATCATGTCACTCATGAATGTTTCTAAAAACTTTTTACGATCGTTTTTGTAATCCAAATAGTAAGTGTGTTCCCATACATCCACTGCTAATAATATATCCGTGTCTTCGCCTACAGGGTTGTCAGCGTTTGAATAAGATTTCCAAACCATTTTTCCATCTTCCATAATTAGAAAGACCCAACCTGATCCAAATCTTTTCATACCTGAGTCAACAAATTCTGACACAAACTTATCCATGGATCCAAATGACTCTTCGATCTTATTTTTTATTGTGTCTGAAGGATCTTGATAGTTGTCAGTCATGCTCTGCCAAAATATAATATGATTAAAATTTTGTGCCGCATTGTTAAAAATGCCATCATCTTTACCACGTGATGCAACAATGATTTCTTTTAGACTCATGTTTTCATAGTCAGTGCCTTTAATTAAATCATTCAATTTGTCCACATAGGCCTGATGATGTTTGCCATAGTGTGTGTCCAATGTGTCTCTCCCCATATTAGGTTCAAGATCAGTTCGACCATATGGCAAGTCCATCAGAGTAAACTTGTTTCCCATTATCTTAACATCATCTGCTACTGTTTCAATTTTCATTATTTTTTACTTGGTCTGCCTCTTTTAGCAGTCTTTTTTGTTGTTTTCTTTTTAGCAACTTTTTTTGTTGTTTTTGCTTTTGTAGTAATTTTCTTTTTTGCTACTTTTGGTGTTGTGGTTACTTTAACCTCACCCATTGTTGTTGACATAGTTGTAGCGGCTGTTGATGCCGTTGTTTCTAAGCCAAGTATTTTTTTCCAGAATCCCATAATGAGTTCCTCCTTGTTGTTTTATTGTTTTATTATATATGATATAAAAGATATGTCAATCGTCTTTACTTTGGTCTTGATACCTGTCGTCTGTTGCATGTGACTGTATATACAACTGTTCTGAAGCAAGATTCTTGGCTTTGGCCTCAACCTGGATATCAAAATCTTTATTGAATGATAATGCCCAATCATTTACTTTAGCATTAGGTAAAAAATCCGAGTGTGCTCTCAGTTTTTGTTTTTTACAACCACGTTCAATCAAATCTTTGATGTTGTGCATTTGCGAATGAGTCTTATCACCTAGTTCAGCAGGAGCCAATGCTTCATCTCTAGAGTATGAATAATGCATGGATGGTCTCACCCCACGCCATGAATCAATTACTCGCTTTACTCTGTCATCAGATGCTTCGATATATTCTTCATCTCGGATCCAATGGTGATGTATGTCAAGCACTAGTGCTACATGTTTTTCCAACATCAACGATGCATCTAGCCCATGACCCATCTCATCATTTTCGATAGTGATCAAGTTCCTTGCTTCTGGCGACAGTCTTGGCAATGCTTTAATAATGCCTTCATATCCTTGTCTACCAGATATGTGTACATTAATTTTGCAACCATCTTGAAAAGATTTACCAAAACCCATCCAACGTGCCATGTTGGTGTGATATTCGAACTCATCTATGCTACGATCCACAATGTCTGGAGTGTCAGATGCAAGTACAGTAAACTGACCTGGATGAAAAGAAACTTTTACATCATATTTGCGTACCAAGTCTCCTACTTCTGCAAAATGTTTTTCGCAGTATTTTACAATTTCAGGTGAATCAATATACCAACGCCATGTGGCTTCTGTGGCCAATGGCAATACTGGAGAGCCTAATCTACACATTCTTCGACCAGGTGGAAGTGTACCAACCTTGGTAACTAATTTTTTTATTGATTCTATGTTGTGTTTAACAACCATATCCAGTTTTTCAACTGCTTGATCTTTGTGTTCGTTGAGCCAACGCACAGTGGTGGCTTTTGTGTTGAAAGGTCTTTGAATCTCCTCTAGTTGTTTTTTCTTAAGAGTTTGATCATAATGAAACCATTGACAGCAAAAACCTATACGCATACGTCTATTGTATGATAATATCTGTGTTTGTCAATCATGATAACCATTTGGGTACAACTCATCTACTGTGTGTACACTGCCGTCTTGTAAATCAACAAAAGGACCAAAAATCCCCACAGTGCCTCGACTTGCTTGACCATCATTGAACCATTCTTTACCTAACATGGATTCTAAGTTTTTTAATCCATACTGATAGTTTTTCCATATGATATCATTATCTTTTGGCAAAGTTTTCCATGCAAGATAATCTTTGTAATTGTTAACAGGCAATTCATTGTGTCCTAGTGCTTTGGGTATAAAATAATTTTGGTAATCTAATCTTCCAATTGCACTTTGCCATAATTTTTGATATTGTCTATCATAAGTTGTAACCTTATTGTATTCGGTCTTGGAAAGATTTGTTTCTATACCTCTAATTAGGTCATGACATTGCTTTGCACAGATCAGTGGATCGTCATAGTAAAAACTACACCAGTCAGATTCGCCTTCTTGATATTCTAGATTTACGTCTAAAAAGTAGGTATACCATTTACCATTTAGATATTTTACAAAAGGTTTATCGATACCAAAAATGCTCACTGTTTTACCGTGTGTAGGATATAAGTTGATTGATTCTTTGTATTCTTGTTGTCTTAAAGTTCCACCAACTCTTGTTGAGCGGCCTATATCAATTAGGTTCTCATACCATCTGTCTGTGGTATAGAATCTTCGATATTCGTCTGTAGTCATGCTTGAAACTGTGATTTTAGTGGTTTGTAGTGCGTTTTTATTGTTTTCTAACATCTTAACAGCCACATCGTCTAATTCGTAATCTGTGATACCTATACCACTTTTTATCATAATAATTTCATCTATGTGTATGGCATTATGCACAAAGGTATCTAATATCAATTGACTGTCACTGCCGCCTGAAAAAAATAATCTGACGTAATCATATGACTCACGCAACCTTATTGCATGATTTTTACAGAGTGTGTGTATGGATTGTGGTGGGTCAATATGTAAATTGCCTTTGGTAACAAATTCAGGAATCTTAAATTCGATTGGATTGCCTGACTGCTTTTTTTCTAGTAGAGCAGTGTACTTGTCGGTGGTAACAATATCTCCTACCTTGTAGTAATATGCATTAGATTTTAACAATACTGTCATCTTGAAGCCAATTGTTGAGTGCTTCTCCACCTAGTCCGCTGATGCGTACTCTATAACCAGCATGATGACTTGCGTTTGCTGTACCGTGTGGGTATTTTAATGCAGGCCAACCTAGTATCCAACCAGCCTTCCATTTCATAATAGGTGTAGTACCCCACATCATAAATTCACCAGGTTGCCAGTCAGTTAAAAATATAATGACCCTATACCCTCTGTCGATCACTTTTTGTGAGTCAATACCAGATGACGTCAACACATCCATATGATAAGGAATATATTGTCCTGGTTTCTGTTCGGTAATCTGTAACTGAATGTTTTCATCTGGATCCATTGGTACTGACTCAGCCATTTGTTTTATAATGGGCGTTGTGGCATCAGGAATCATCTTAGAAAAAAACTTTGATATGTCGTAACGCAGATTCATCCATTCTTCTATCTGCATCCTAGTGTGTTCCTTAGACAAATCAAAATCTGTAGGTCGTGCTTTGAAATTATCCAGTTCGTGTTGCCAGTTGCCCTCAAATTTAGGTTTCAAAATAATATCTTTGTCGTCAGGCTTATCCAAATCAAAATGATACAAATTTTGTTTTTTAGCAAAATCAAATAATGGGGTTTTTACATCTATAGGCATAATCCTAAGTCCTCCTCAGTCACAGTGTCTTTCAGTGTTTCTATTATTGTTTTAAGTTCTGCAGTAGTAAGCCATGGATTAGAAGGAATTGTTACAGCATGTTGTCGCCACCATTCTGTGCCTGGGTATTCTGTGTTCCATACTGGTTTCAATACCTCTGTTTTTGCAAAGTTATAGGTGTAGTGCAATTGGCAGTTTACTCCTTTTTCGGTCATTGCTTCCACAAACTTACGATTGTCTTTTACAAATATCATAAATTTATGATAGTTTCTTGTGCTGTATTCTGGCGACTGACGTGTGCTGATGCCTATTTTTTTACATTGTTCTTCTAGGTAATCGTTTATTTCTGTTCTGCGTCTTTGCCACTCTGGCAAAAATTGTAAACTAGTAAACACTTGTGCCGCTTTATCTTCATGTGGTTGCATGTTCATTCCTATAATAGGTATATCAAGAGCAACATCTCTATTTTCATACCCATTGCGTCTAATTAATCTAAGACGTTCGGCTAACTCGTCATCGTCAGTTAACACGGCTCCATAAGTTCCATATATAGGACAATTTTTGTTTGTTGAAAATGATATAATACTCATTTGTCCGTGAGCCAAACTTTCAACACCTTTATATTTTGCCCCAAAACTTTGTGCAGAATCATTCATTATTGGTTTACCATATTTTGCAAACTCGTCATGATCATATGTATCGCCATACAATCCTGTCGCCATTATATAGTCACAGTCTTTAAGTCTGTCGTCGTATGTTTGTTGTCCATATTTGTTAACATCAAAAAATACAGGCTTTGCTCCGATAAGATTTATTGGCATCACTGTGGCTGGGCAAGAATAATTTGTACAGGCAATTGTAGATCCAGGTTGAATCTTGTTTGCAAGGAACATAGAAAGTATTCCAGCAGTGCCCGAAGTCACAAGCCATGCATGTTTTCGACCAGACATCTCTTTAAGTAAATTTTCTGCAAGTTCACAATACTTGCCTGGAAAATGGTTACCGCTCTGATATACTTCTTCTGATCTAGGCTGTAACTTGTGACGCACTTCTTTGTGCAGTCTGGGTAGATCAATATACTTTATCATGTATCTGTTCCTTTATTTTATTTCCATAGTTTTTCAGAATCATGCACAATTACAAATGCTTCATCCCATCCTTGATTAGCATTTGTTATTAGTTGCTGTTTTGTATGATACTCTACAAAATCATTGCCTGCTAGTATTTTGGTTAGATCTTTACGCAGTTGCATGTTGTCAGTGTTTTTAGCAATGACAGTTGCAATCATGATGGGCAGTTCAAAGTCAATAGCATACTGATCGGTCAAAGACGGAACTCCTATGACCATGCCTTCGCCTGTGTGTCCAAAACAGGTACCTTTTCCAGTTTTCATAAATTTTAAAGATTTACTTTGATTATTAAATGCAATGTGTACATCACCGCCTAGTATTGCTTCCAACACTGCTGAACTGTTTTTATAAGGCACAAGAGTTGCCTCTTTGCCTATTGCTTGTAGAATATTAGCAATCATCAAAGGGTTGTAACTTTTACCATAGGCGACTGTGACTTCATTAGGAAGACTTTTTACAGTCTGTGTTGCACACAGATATAGCGGTTGCATGTATTCAGTAATAACATAATTTTCTTTTGTGTGTACAATATTCTGTGAACTTGCAAAAATATTCACGTAAGCCATCATTACTGGGCCGTCCACTTTGCTAAAAAAATCAACTGCTTGAGTAAGTTTTCCTATGTTTTCATATGTAACATCATAGCCTAAATTTGTTAGACCGTCATGATATAATTTGGTCCTGGCATCACTACTGCCTCCTGGCTTGCCGTTGTTTATTAGTGTTATTTCTGATGCAACGATCGATGTTGTAAACACACATGCTACTATCAATAAAATTATTCTGTTCATACTATCTCCTATAATAAAAATTGCCTAAAAAATACCCCTTCGATCTCATTTCCTAAAATAAACATAAAGATCAAAGGCACAGTTTCATATTGTCTTAATAGTATACCACAACACGAAAATATGATCAAGTACAAAGTGTAGGCTAATGGTCGATAATCGATCATTCCGATGTACAGGTTTAAAATTATCACAATCAATCCGATTACGATTACAATAAAACTTTTATCCACTGTAAGGACTTTTAAAATTATTTTAGATAAGGGCCAAGCAATAACTACTCCAATTATGTTCACTAACACAAACCAAGGCACAATCTGTTTGAAAATAAGATCAATATTGCTAGTCAAGTTACTGAATTGGAATGGTGACCAACCTGCATCTATCAGCATAGAATATAAAATAACTTCAGAACCAGTAATTGGTATTCCAATTAAAAGGAGTGGTAACATTGATGCAAATTGACCAGAATTGTTAGCAGTCTCACTAGCAATTAATTGTTTGGTCGAATTGTTCTTGTTAATCTTTTTTTCCAAACTGTAAGAAGCATTTGTACTAAGCACAGTGGTCACTCCTGGCACTAGTCCGCAGAAGTAACCTACAATACTGCCTCGTAGTGCAGATGATAATTTGGTAGAAAAACTTTTAATTACAACATTGAATCCTATACGCATCTGTTTGGAAATTTTGTGATCTTTTATTGATTTTATTTTGAATAAATTCGGAACCACTATAAAACCTATCAGCAAAGGCATCAGTGGGATGCCATACTTCAAGTCATCAATGCCAAACGTAAATCTAAATCCAGGATATAGATCACTTTCTCCCGGGAAACTTAATAGTATTCCTAAAGCACACAGACACAGATTAATGGCAATATTTTTTTTGTTGTACACAAACAAACAAAACATTATAACAGTGCAATAGATAAAAAACTTTACTGTATTGTTAAAAAAGAAAACCAAATGACTGCTTAGGTAATGTAAGAATACCCAAGTTAAAATTACTGCTACCATACTGCCAACCACACTGCCTAATGCACTTACGCCTATTCCTAATTGTGCAATACCTTTTTTTGTGTGTTTTGTGCCTTCGATGACTGCTGGCAGTGAATTGGTTTCACCTGGTATACCTAAGTATACACTTGGCACAGTGCCTGTAAATTGTACCATACTAGCAACACTCATATAAAATAGTAGAAGTTCCAGCACATCCATAGGCAAAAGCAAGGGTGTGCATATTATCATTGCAACCACTACTCCTATACCAGGAATCACACCTGTGACTGTACCGACAGCAATACCCAACATGACAGCAAATAACTGTTCCATATCTTATTATAACAATGTTCCTTTTTAATTGCTAGTGATTTTTCACTTACGGCCCGGCCCTGATTCAACTAAGTTGCCTTTGGTCTCCTACTCGGAGGTCGGTTTATTGCCGACGTCACTGATTGTGGCGTTGCACTGTTACTTATCTTTTATTGTGAGGAGTGTCTGTATCCAGATTTCATTACTTGTATCTGCATCTGATCATACTGTTCTTGAGACCATACATATGGAAAAATACCCATCACACCATCTATGTCGATCATATATACATCTTGATATTTGGAAAGCGTGTGCCATATCTCTTGTGGGTCAGTTGTGCCAAAAGATTTCATTAGATTGCATTGACCTATCTTAATAAACCCAAGTGCCAATTTACTGTCGTTGTGATCGAAATTATTTCTTTCAAGCCATTCGTAAAAACTTGCTTGTTCTTTAGCATGCCAAGGTGCAGTACTTTCTGTTACGTCTTTCGCCCATTCTATATCAAACTCACCTGTGTAATACTTCAAAGAATTAATTGAACTGCAAATAACATCATCAACATCGGCACCATCTTCGTCTCTAAAAACTTCTATGTGTGTCTTTCCAATCTGTGCCCAATGCAGATATACTCCACCGCATTCTCTATCAAATCTGTTAGTTTGGAACAGTTCGTAATCTTGTTCTTGTAAATTAATTCTTGGTGCTTGAAGAAAGGTCATTATTTGACTAGGCCGTTGCCATTGTGGATCCACAAAGGATTTTCTATAACTTAGCACATAGGATTCGAGTTCATGACAAAGATCATTGAGTTGTCTGATAGCATATTTGGTTTTGTTATCAGCAATTTTATAATAAGGACTGAGTCCCCATGCTTCGCCTTGAAGGTCTTCAAAATATCGGTGCAGTCTATTCATTGCATCATGTTTGAGTCTTGCTCCAGGTTTGGACATCTCATCGCCATCTGGTGTATTGCCCATGGGCAAACTCTCTGGATACATTACAGAATCTTTGTAAAATAGATCTTCTATTCTATACGGTTTTAGACCTGCCTTTTCCCACATGTTTGTATCATTAAAAATATTAATTTGTAATATTGCTTCATTAATTTTAATGCACAGATATTCTACGTTACGTGGAGTATCTACGAATCCCATGAAACAGTAATTTTTTTCTAAGTGGTAAGGTTTTGTTAGTAAACTTTTAAGTTCTTTTATCCAACGATCGTTGAAATCATTGCTAGGTATATCAAAATATACATCTATAGTGTCTGATAACTGTAAAGGATTTCTATAAGTTATTATCATTCAACAGTATATACCGCTGAATTTCTTTCATGTTCCCAAATCTCAATGCGTGTAATTTTAACTCTATGATCTGTTTTAACATCGATGAGTGGTTGCACATGGTCATACACAAATTTACAGGACGCTTCTATACCAGGACCCCAACCTTTGTCTACATCCATAATATTCATATTCATTATTCCTAAATCATGCATTTTTTGAATGTTATCAAGTTGTGGATCATCTGAAGCAATCAGCACTCTGTGATCCCATTCTTTTTCTAGCCATGCTTTAATATCTCTAAGATCACCAAAGTCCATGACCCATTGTCGTTCATCAAGTTTGCCTTCGAAAGTAAATTGAATATATCTGCCATAGCCATGCACAAATGCACAGTGACCTTCATCACGCCATTGTCTGTGTCCTACAGATATAGGCCCTAATTTTTTTGTTGATTGAAATTTCATTTTATCACCAAATCATACATTCTTACTCTGTAACCATTCTGTTTCATCTGCATAACTGTGTCTCCAAAGTCTTTAAGATTATAAACTGTGTTCATTTTGAATGCTTTCTTACTAGAAATGACCAATAGTATCTCATTTGGATTCTCCTCTTTAACAGTTCTAATTGTATAGTCTGTTGATGGCACAGTCAAATCTTTTGTTTTAGCACCTGATTCATACTTGTTTGGATATATTTTTACCGCTCTATCATTTAATAAAAATATTTTATAGTATTGATTACTTTCTCCATGGATATTAATCTTCATTTCGTCGTTGTTATAGTATATTCCATTTTTGTTTAGGATCACAGAAAAATTATGATCTTTATCGTAATTTTTTTCAATAGGAAAAACCATTCCACTTGCTTCTGCAACACAATATCTTCTGCCATCATGATGCTCTATTTGAGTTACATATTTTGAATTGTGTACCACTCCTGGAAATGTAATCCATTTGAAGGTGTTCAGTTCACAGTTGTCATTTATACAGGTTTTTAAATCGTTTACCTGTATGGTTACACCTAGTTCGTTTTCAATAAGTTGTTTGGTTGCTTTTAGTTTTGCAATTTCACAAGATGCATTTTCTGTAATGTCTGTACCAAAATCATGCATGCCTATGGCTGTACCGGCCCAAATAGAACCTGACCATAGACACACACATATTGTGGTGGTTAATTTACTGAATACTTTGAGCATCAGTAAATGCTTGATCGATTTTATCCTGATCGATAGTTTCTACTTTGGGAGTAGGGTACCAATTGGATTTGTCGAATGTCATTAAGACAAAGGCTCTGAAGTGAGGGCCTTCGTTGACTACTATTTTCTTTTCTATCACATAACCACCCATATCAAGTTCATTGATAATAGACTGTGACATTTTAGTAGTCATCTGTGTAGTGTTACCGCTTACCACAGTGCCTGACTCTTCAATGAATCTCTTCATATCGGCATTCATGTAGTTTTGCAGTTTATCTGCCAACATGACCTTGGCGTCATGAATTGCAATATCGATGGCAAACTGAAAGTCTGCTGATTGCCCAGTGGCCACCGAATACACATCTGAATCTGTATCTTTCGGATATTCAAAGAACCATTTAGGTGCTTCACTGCCACCACGCAGTTTTACATCTTTTATGTTTTCGCCTTTATTGATGTTCTTATTCAAAGGATTAATACCTGAACAAGCACCAAGCATCAAAGCAAGGACGATTACTGTTAGTTGTTTCATACTTTTATTATAATGTAGATTAACAGAGTGTCAACCTAGTAAAAAAATGTTTGCCAAGATCCGTCTGGTAATTGACATTTTCTAGCAGGATTACTGACTCCGTTAACATATACCTGCCATATCCTATTGGCACAAAGTAATCCATCCTTGGAAACAAAGAAGTCACCTATTTGTGACTCGGTGTTGGGGTCAATCCAGTCTGTGTTTTTAACCTCTTCATGTTTGGGATCTAAAACTACTCCAGCATCTAGGGCATAGGGGATAGTGAGCATGATACAAAAAAACACTATACTTAAAATTACAGGTCTGATCATCTTCTCTTACCTACGTGTTTAAGATCTGCTTTGGCCACAACCATGTATGGGCCTTTGTTGTAAGCAGGCAAAATGCTGTATCCTGAAGACACTTCTAATTTGTCTTTGTTATCTTCAACTGGAGCACCATTATTAGGAATAGAAGATGCATTACTATAAAAAGCAGAAGTCCTAGGTTCAGAGTAATTTGCATCATCGCTGTTATAAAAAGCAACAAAATCTTTTTTGTTTTTGCCTGTGTCTACTCCTAAAGATTGCAAATATTTGTTATGTTCTTTTTGGGCATTGCGATCTCTTTGGGTCAATCCTTTTGTTTTTCTTTTGCGTGTAGAGTTCATACTCAACGCAGGGCCTACTAAATGCATTGTCATAGTTTTATTATAAATTATTCTTCTTCTTTGTCAACTGAAGCAAGATACCCTTTGTCATTATATAATTCGCTGATGTCAATAGTCTTTTCCCAATTCAAATATGAGGGATTAACTCCATTCATTTTGCCAAAGAATATATGGAGAGATTTTATCAAATCGCCTAGTTCTTGTGAATCAAGAACAGGATCTAAACTGTTCCCACATTCATGTGCATATTCTAAAAGCAACTCAATGGCATCAAACACTTGACCATCTGTTTTGTTCCACTCTTGTTGTTCCTGTTTAATGTGTTCTTGATTAGGAAAATTAAGTATTCTTGCCATTACCTTTTCTTTTTGCCTCTGAAAGTGATTCTGCCTTTGGTTAGATCATAAGGTGTCATTTCTACAGTGACATGATCGCCTTCCAACATTCTAATTTTAAATTTTTTAAGTTTGCCAGAAGTGTAAGCAATAATAGTGTGCCCGTTATCTAGTTTTACTCTTGCTCTTGATTCTGGTAGCAGTTCTGTAACCACTCCGTCAAACTCTATTGCATCTTCTTTACTCATATTTTACCATATATCCTCATATCTGCCTTGTGCTTTTTCGTAATCGAAAGTACCATTAGGGTGATTAAAACTTTCTGCTTTTTTAAAAGTTATTATTGTTATAGACAGTGCAATTATAAAAGCGATATGTGCCACTGCTGAAACCCCAAAAACAAAATAGGAACCCATGTACAGTGAAAACACAATGCACCACATCCATGCTAGTATCTGCATGATTGCATGTCTTAGTGCTTCATCAGGCACGTGCCTTAGAGGATTATATTGAAGATTCATTACGCCATGATATGAATCATATATCCATTCTCTCATATTTTTTCTCCTTCTTTATCGCTCCTAAATGTTTTAAATCTAGGGAACCGTAATGAGTATGTACCATCTTGATTTTGTGTAACTGCGTCACCACGCACTTCAACCAATTGGTGAAGTAATTTATCTCTGTTTGTCCAAAAATCCTGTCTTTGTGCATCAGAAAAACCAGAACCAACATTCACTCGTATATCCTTACCATCATCAATACCACTACACACAAACGCACCTAGTCTGCCTTCGTTACGCCCAGTGCCTTGTTCTATGTCAATTATATCAAGTGTCACTTCAATAAATGGTTTTGCTTTCAGCATATGATGTGATCTTTTACATTCGTAAGGAGCATCAGGATCTTTAATCATTACTCCTTCGAAACCATTTGCAACTGCGTCTTTATTAAATTGTAAATATTGGCTGTATCCAATTGGTGTGTTTAAGTCTACTAAATGTTTCTCCAAAGGAAAAATATATTCAAATCCGTTGTGTGATGCTACTGGTCTGAACAAGTTTTGTATCATTTGATTTCGTGTTCTACAGTCAGCAACACTTTTGCCTGCTCTAAATTCTGCCAAAGTAATAATATCAAAAACTGCAAACTTGGCATCAATGGCATTCACATTGTCTTTGCGATGTACCTGTTTCATTAGTGCTTGAAAAGATTTAGAAACCATCTCACCATCCAGTATCACTGGTTCATCAAAGCCAAGCATCAATTTTTCGGCTATTTCTTCTTCAACATGTTTAAAATTAATAAGTTGTTTGCCATTTCTTGTGTACATGTTCACTGTTCTTTTTTTCGGATCAATAAAAGCCAGCACACGGACACCATCCAATTTGTAATCAATAAACTTTTCGCCATGCATCTTGTTTGCATGATTGGCTGAATCATGTGCCAACATACATTCAAACACAGGAATCTGATACTGTGGCATTTTTAGTTTCTTTGCTACATTGTTCACAGTTTTTTCAGTCACTCCACATCTAAGATCTTTAATAAGGATTCTTCGATACCAAAGATTCCATTCATCCTGTGTTGCTATATTCATAAGATCGTTTATTGCATCTCTGGCGGCATGTCCAGTGAGATCCCGTTTGTTCAGTTTTTCTGCTACTGAATAAAAAAGTTCTGGCTTATGTATTCCAGGCCCACTGCTTGGACATACTTCGACTATCTTTACTCCGAATGTGTGCAGTTTGTCTAATGCAATTCGCAGTCCGTCAAAGAATTCAGTGTTACCTGCATTCATTTCTCTCGCAATGACTTGTTCTTTAAACAGTCTTGAGTTGTCAGATTCTAATTCTTGGATAATTGTATATGGCTCATTCATACACTTATAATACAGCAGAATTGGTATATGTCAACCTATGTTAATGAGAACAATATTTTACACAAGGTCTCAATGGACTTTCAAATATTTTAGCAAAATTTTGATGTTGATCAGACTGTATTATATTTTCCAAACTGTGTGTGGGGATAAGCATCTGTGTAGGGTCTGTAAGTTTGGTCAACATTGAATAATCTGATTCTGCTGTGGTGTTTCTTGACCATGCGTGTATTCCTCCTAGGTAGCAACAAGGATACACAGTACCGTCAGCATAGATAAAAACTTCACGTTTATTTGCACTCATGCAAGTGACACAGCCAGTTGGCGTCTTTAGGTAATAATCAAGTGGAGGATTCAGATGTGTTTCTTCGAAGTTTCTGTCAGAGTGGAGAGTAATAAAATTACTGAATCCTAACTGACAACTCATGTTCTCACATATACGCCATTGATGTTCGTTGTGTGCAAATTTGATAAACTGCCAATGAGCATTACCACCAGATTGGATAAATGCTGTGGCATTTGCCATCACAGTTTCAAATTTTGTGCCCACTCTGTAGATACTGTGTGTGTCTTTTAATCCGTCAATGCCAAACACAATTTTGTCATGTGCATCTAAAATGTTTGCGAGAGTTTGCCAATACTCTACATCGTGCAGGGCGCCATTGGTGGCAATCCAAACTTTGATTGCAGGATTGTGTTTTTTAAAATATTTTAGGATAGGAACAAAATCTTTGGCGATAATAGGATCACCTGTGGTGCCTTTGAATATAACTTGTTTCAGTTTGCTGATTGTGACTGTGCTGATTGAACTTGTAATATCTTGAAGACTTAGTTCATGTTTGTTAAGTCCTGGCACCAGTTTTCCTTGAGAATATCTTGGACACTGCGGACAACGAGCATTACACTTGTTGGCCAGTTCAAATTCAATTGATTCTAATTCAGATATATCAAACATTACATGTATGGTTCGAGCATACTCTTATAATATATATGGAATTTGGTAGAGTCAACCGGGGGAATATATCCCCCGATTGTATAGAATTATTAGAATGAAAATTTCATTCCAACAGCCATTTGGTCTGTATCGACTGTTGATCCTTCGTTGTCAGTTTGCTGAAATTCAGCATAACCTTTCAGAGCATCAGTAAAGTCTCTTTCAATACCATATGTCATATATGTTGCTGTGCCTTCTTTGTCACCCCAACCTACATGTGCTGTGTTATCGCCTAATGAGAAAGAAGCAGTTGCTTCCATACCTGTT